ATAAAATTGTTTCACCCCAAGGATCAGCCGACCATGTTCTCAGATACAATGTTTCTGTTGATGGACTACCCCATGTGCCTACACTATACGCACCTGTACCCCAGCCCGCACCACCTGTACCGTCTTCGTTCCCTGGTGCAAGATAGTAGGTATAATCAACTGTACCACCGCCTGTTGCCGATCCACTTGCAGCACTTGACACAACAATTGTGTAGGTGTTGGCATCTACGTATGTAATGACATAATCGCCATCTACAGTTACACCTGATACCGCACTTGCGTTTGCAAACTTAACTTTTTGGTTTGTGACCAGGCCATGCGATGAATGAGTCACGGTGACGGTATCTGTTCCGTTTGTGGTAAATGGATTTGATAATTCACCACGACTAATTGCTGGTGTTATGTCATATATTTGTGCGTCAGAATAACTGTATGTACGTAAATGCGTACCCGCAAAAATATGACGGCCTGCATCATTGTCCTGCCATGCACGTAATTTTCTGCATATACCTAGAAACGTTGATGTTGTGGCGTATTCATACCCACCCATTGTTTCCATGCCGTTACGATGCACACGCGCCCATGACGCATCCACAAAAAAACCTTTAGCCTTTAATGGTGACTCGTCCTTGAAGACTCCCGCAGCAAGCGGTATTTTTACATAGGTCATTAATCTTTAGGCCACGCATTCAGAAATGTTGTTTTTTCATCGCTTGTCAGTAAACTTTGCGTTACTAACGTTCCACACATTGAGTCAGTTATGTCATAGGTAAATGTCTGTGCTGCGTGATACCGTTCTTTAACGTACAAGACCTCATTATTGCTTGATGCATCAATGTTTTTTATTACTTCACCAAACCGACTGCCTGCTAATCCACTTGCAATCCATGTGTCCATCAGTTGTGTTTTACTCAATACGCGCGGGAAGATACCTGATCGTGCAATATATGTTGATGTTGCGTTTCCGTCTTTGTCATATTCTACCATGTTATCTCCTATTTAACGCGCAGGCCCATGAAAGGCCCGAATGTATGCCATGTAGGTGAGCTTACATCAGCTAAAGTCGTGTTGTAAGTAAAAGCCTTATACCAAGATAGGCCATAATTATTGACTGCAAAATTTCCACCAGCCCATATTACGTTACCGTAATTTGTGTTCCATCTTCTATCACCCGCAGTTTGACATATAAATTGTGCAGAACCATTTGTTACCAGACCTACCCAATATAATCCTTTGGTGATGCTGACATCTGATGCTGTTGCTGCCGTTCTGATAGTTGCATTACCATCAAGTGTAACTTCGCCTGTTTGTCCTACAAGTGTTGTCGGTTGATGGGTTGCATTACTAGACCAAATGCCCATGACAAAATCATCACCGCTATCGCCAGTTGCCCAGTTTTCAACAGAAATTCCATCACACGTAAAATTACTACGAGCAATAAATGCCGATGCATAAATATTATTAGCTGATAAAGTTTGTCCTGCTAATGCACCATCGCCATTAAAAGTTGTTTGTATGCTGTCACTGGGATAACAATTATCATTGTCTAAGGTATTTTCTGGATAACCTGAAATCGTGACTGCTGGTGTTGTTGGTGCGTGTATTCCCATTGTAATCTCCTATGTATCAACTTCTATGCCATCAGCAACAACTGATATGTCTCCACTACTGCCGTATGCGACTAAAACTTTTGTCGTGTCCATCATAATTCCAGTGCGCTGAAAGGATTCGTTGGCAGCCAAAGATGTATCATATTGGTAATAATCTTCGTTTCCAGGTGTGCCTGATTCTGCTACGGCAATCCTAAACGTTACGGCTGACGATGATCTATTAGTTACATTACAATTTACAATACTCATTTTGGATGAAGGTACAGTGTATATAGTCGTATTTGTTGTTGCCGATAAATCAGCCGCACCTAATTTTTTATATGCCGTTGCCATTTTTTTACTCCTTTAAATAGACATTGCGACTGCTATCGCTGCTTGTTCAATGTCAGCATCTACACTAGCATTGACTGTTAATCGTTCATCACCACCATCACTTGACTCAACAAGTGTAATGTTTGTACCGCCCACTAATTTTCCATTGAGAAAACCTGGCGTTGAATCATTACTTGACACTTTAGCCTTACCATCAAGCGTAACTGTTGATGCAAGTGTCAGTGTTTCGTCACCACCACCATTATTTGTTGTCTTGCTTAGTCCTGTACCAACAAGTAGTTTTGTGTTCAGATAAGACGGTGTTGTATCTGTTGCTGAATTAAGAACAAGGTTTGATCCTGATACAGACGCAGCAGCTATGGCCGCTTCAATTTGTGCCTTCGTCAAAGCATCGGTTGAGTCTGTACCAGAACTTAATCCTTTGACCTGGCCTGATACTGTAACCTGTCCAGCTATGGTTGTTGCTGAAGGTATATTAGATGATGATGTGTTGACAAAATCTGAACCGTCACACGCTAAACGAATACGTGTGCCATTTGGTATAGCAACACCTGATCCCGATGATGTCTTGACAGTAACAGACTGACCAGCCGCATTCCATATATCTAATACGGTTTCTGTTGATGGAAACACTACATTTGCGGCAGAAGATAACGTTCCTGTAAATTTAATAAAGGCGACCATTCCTTCATTGCTTGCAGAATAATTTGTATGTGTAATCGTTTTATCGCCAGTTAAGGCAATAGACTGATAGCCTTTAGCAGCACGACCAATTGTTTGTAAGGATGTATTGGTGTATCCACCCCATAAATTATTTTGTTCGCCTGTAGCCATAAGGCGCAGAAGTAGTCTGGTACTGGTGCTGTCAGCCATGTCTTAATCCTTGTTTATAAGCCAATTAGAAATTTGTTCGAGTGTGTCGCGTGCTGTTTCTAGTTCTTCGTAGTAAGCAGGCGGTACATCAATTTTTTTGATGCCTTTATCGTCAATAATCTCGCTGCCTTCTTTAAGAAGGTTTTGAACACCTTCAAGAACAAACGCAGCAGCATCAATCATGCCTGCAATGTTTGCGTTAAATTTATGTGTCTGTTCGTTCATACAGCTACTCCATCAGGATACCGCCATACTGTTCCATCGCTATACACAGCAGGCTTATTAGACGCACCATCAGACACAACAACAAACTTGTATCTGAAATCAGCAGCCGATGGTAAATCACTAATGCTAAATGCCTTACCGCCCATCAACGTTACAGTGCGTTCATCAATTTCGTTTTGGATGTCATTAATTAACTGCGACATCCAAGGAGGACTTTGCGGAGGTATAGGTATGGTCATGTTACTGTTGTTTGCAATGATACTTGTATATTGCCAGGCGGTAACATAGCGCGATCTGATTCACCGCGAATGCCTTGCAAGGCGCGTGTGTATAATGTTGACCATTCCTGAATACGGTCATCTTTCAAGTATATTCCACCCATCACTAACGATCCATACAGGTATGCGTCTGGATGATTGTCTAAAACCCAGTTTGTATCTGTATCTGTTGTTAATGCCGGTATGCGTTGATAATACAATAACGTGTAATCATAATTTGAGTCAGGTATTGGTTTTAATTTAAAATTGCTTCCAACAATTGCTATATGTGTCGGCTGACCACTTGCATCAGACGGAACTGCTTGTTCAAGTGCTGTAGGTGTTACAAACGATGGCATGACACTTCCACCACCTGTTGTCAGGAAAAATGTTTCTACAGATAGAAAATCTGATGGTTGGGCAAGTGTTGCGGTACTGCCTGTTAATGTTCCTGATGTAGAAGTAAGCATATCCTTAACACGTAAATCACGATTTAATGCGGCTGTTGCACGATCAATCCATTCATTACAACGCGTATCAAGTGAACTATCCCACACAACTTCTGACAGGACAGCCGTTCTTAACGTTCCTTTGTTTGTGATACTCATTCGGCTGCTACTCCTTTGCTAAGATATTCCGTTATCGGTATGGCGCAATATCCGTAACGTGGCGGATCAGTAAAACACGATGTCAGCAAATCTTTTCTGCGTTTCGGTTCTAAACCTTTGACACGTTCAAATGCCAGTTTGTATTCAAGATGATGACGCGGGATATCAGGATCACAAAAGTCTAATGTTTGTGAATCAAGTTCTTTTAGTTCATACAATGCGCAGGCTTCAGGAATTAAAATACGCATTCCTTTTGCACGACACACTCCGATCAAGTACGCCATGTTAGGTCGTTGATACGCCCATTCATCTTCGGCTGTCAGATCAACACCCCAAATTCCAATCTTTTCAATTTTTTCTAAAAAGGCGTGAACAATCATCCACGCAATTGAACTTTCAAGATACGGTTCATTTGTGCCTGGTAAACACAAGTACGGTATTTTACGAATATCATCTAATGGAAATACTTTGGCGTTTTCAATGTAGGTATCCTGTAGCCATAAATCTTCACCATTGCAGTCAGCAATCGACTGAAGCCAGTCTGGATAATTCATACGATCCGATATTGTACCGTTTGTCCAGCTAGGCGGTGTGTGAATTTCGTAATGTCTTGCACCGACAAATGCCATATCCCAGGCTAAACCCCACATCTCCCAGGACTTGTCGTGGGTTGGTGCTTCTTTGCGTGTGTTGTCGCAACGACCAAGTATGCCTACTTTACGCATGAGGTTGTTCCTGTTCTTGTTTGCCATTCTTCAACGGTGCAACATCTTCGGGATCAAATTCGATTTCAAATTCACCGCCAGCCATTCTTTTCTTAATGTTTCGGCCTGCAAGCGCATGACGGGTTGTAAATCCAAGTGTGCCGATATGAACAACAAGTTTTGATACATCGTGATCTACATAAACAGGTATGTTATGCTTTTCACATTGACGGCAGAAATACACATCCTCGCCCATCACACGTAAACCGTCTTCTGTCGGCTGAAAACAAAATGCAGGCGGTTCTTCTGATATTTTATTAAACACACTGATATGCGTTAGCATTAATCCCATACCTACGTGTTTTACTTGCTGTATGCCTTCATCTGCTTCTTCCGTATATAATGGCCCGACATAATCATCTGTTTCTATGTAGGCACATGGTACAGGCGGTATAGACTTACGTGTTACGTTTGCAGCAACTACGGGAACGTTATCTTTAATAAACCAGTCTAAGGCGAAAGGCGGGAAACCTTGATCGCTGTCCACCCAGTAAATGTAATCTGCTTTTTGTTCCCATGCATTCGCAACGATTTCATGGCGGTTCATTACCAGGTTTGAAGACCGTGCATGATAAATTTCAATTTCGCCTTTGTAGTCGCGCATAGTACGGGCAATGGATAACATACACATAGCCGTAACCGTTCCATTAGTCGGGATACCGATTAGTACACGTGGATGTTTTTTCTTATTTGTATTTGTTTTTTTCTTACTCATAATCGACCAGGCCATGTTCTGAAAGCTGCGTTATCAGGATCGTTACACCATTCTTTAATCCATGATTTCGGAATATTTTTATATCCTTCACGCCTCATTTTAATCAGCCATTCGTTATAAATGTAATACGGAACACTGGCGCAATGTCTAAATTCTTTAGATGGTGTCTGGTCGCGTATTTTTTCAACTTGTTTTAAAATTGGTCTGACATCCTGCTTTACACTTTTAACAATGCCTTGCAGACTGCCTTTTGGTAAATGTTCTAAGTGACGTTCATCAATCAGTTCTGTTTTTATGCCTGTTGATGGATTGTCTTCTACAATCATTCTTTTCATATACAACTTCCTTAAAAAGAAGAAAGACGTTTTGCAACGCCTTTCTCCTCACTACATAATCTTAACAACTAGGACTGTGTTGCAATATCAAACACGCTACCGTGTGCGCCTTCATTCAACATTGCTAACGTATATTCAACGGTGATAAACTTACGGTCACTATCACCTGTTTTTGCAAGGTCTTGTTCCTGCATACGTCTGAGATACGCAACTGATGCATATTCAGGATCAATAATATGGCAATCCCGTTCACGCATGAATCTTGATGCGACCACACGTATCTCACCAAAATCAGATACGTAAATTTCAGCCGCAGCATTTATTGTATCTACGCTAACAGCCTGACGACCTTGTGCGCGACCAGTAAATCCTGACACAACTTGTTTGTTGTATGGGCCGACCATCATAAGTGAAGGATCACCACCTTCAGTAAAGACTTTTTCTAAAACATCTTTAACGTATGTTTCAGATAAATCCCGTACAGATGATGCATCAGTACGACCAGCCGTTGCTGCTCCAGCATTTGCTCCAGCAGTTGTCGCAGAAATTGTAGCTCCGTTGACTGTAGTCGTCACATTATTCATGTTGACGTTGGTTGAAATCCAAGAATCCCATGCACGTAGCAAGCGTGGTTTAGTCGCTGCGCCTGCAAAGTATCCCTGGTTGACACCGATCAAATTAAATTCGACATCACGCTTCAGCGTTTTGCCGCGTTTGACGAGTGCATAGTCAAGCATATCATCCATGCCAGCCGTATCCATAGCGCGTTGTGTACCTGATACAGAAATTGCTTGTGCAGAAATTTGTGTATAGTTAAACACGCGTGTTGGCGGTGTTATGGTTGATGCTGCGTAATCATCACCTTCTATTTGTGAATTAGATGCAGCAGCAGCGAGTGAATCTGTTGACCACTCATGCTTAGTTGATGATGCTTCAGTCTCACTCAAATGCGCCAATAATGGGCAGTCTAATGCGCTGATATTATAGATAAACGATTGTAAATCTTCGCGATTTGTGTTTACAGTATAGGTCTGTAAAGTACCTGTAGGTGCTGTCATTGTTCAATACTCCTATGTCAGCGATTTCGGGTTTCTCTGATAAGTCGTATCGCAGCCGCTTCGCGCTGACGCGAACTTCCCTTATTGCCTTTCATTAAGAAATTTTTAGTCGCTTTGACTTCCTGTGTTTTTGCACTGTCGCGTGCCTGTGTTCCAGGTACACGAACTTTCGGAAGTGCTTTAGATCGTTTGCGTATAGCAGGCTTTTTGTTTTCAATGTTCCTGTATTGGCTTGCATCGTACAATGCCTTGTATAACCATGCAGGATGAACACCACGAATTTGATCTTCGCTTGCTCCTGCATCTTTTGCATAATTAAGTATGGCTTCCCGAACAAAAAATTTACCGTCTTTGTCTTTCTTTTCCCAGTCGGGTAAGATTTGGACAATTTTCTGATATTCGCGCTGTGCGTAATCATTTAACAGCTTTTGATTTTCTTCGGCCTTTTCTTCCTGCGTTTTCTTGATTTCTGCATCCATTTGCTCAATAGCAGAAACGCGGTCGTCATAGACGAGTTTGCGTCTTTGGTATTCAGTTGGATCATCGTCAAGCAACGTACGATCAGGCGGTTTTCCTTTCATGCTTTCCAACATGGACTTTGCATGAGTCAGTAAACCTTCATACTCATTTCGATCTTCGCTAACTTTCTTCTGTGTTTCGGCAACTTGGTTTTGCTCATCGCGCATCTTCTGATACTGCCGCGATAATTCAGAACGACCTGAATAATTTTCTTTCAAGTCTGCAAGACTAACCTTCTGCATTTCACCTGAGACTTTTACATCAAGTGTGTAATCATCTGTCAGATCAACAAATTCAGGATCGTCTTGTTGTTCTGCGTCATCAGTTTCTTCCGATGCTTCAGTTTCGCTTTCACTTTCAAAAAGATCAGGCTGATCTGCTTCACCTTCAGGTTCTTCTGTAACGCCATCTTCAGACGGTTGT